AGTCGGTAAGCTGCCAGTGCGGCTCCGACGAGAAGGACAACCGCATAAATTGTAAGAAAGTAGCCGATGAGACCCGCGCTGCCAGTGAGCAGTCGTATAATCACCTTCACCCAACACGACCCGTCTGCCAGTATGCCGACAAGATCGACAAGAAGCGTCGATTTGTTCATCAGCGCAAACACGATCGCTGTAGTCTGGATGAGAATAAAGTGCAGGAATGTCGCATTGACCATTCGTAGAACCGTCGGACTACCATCCTTGGTTGGTGCGTTCAGAACCGCCAGGAGGCGTTCGTCGGCTAAGCTAAAAATCAGAGCGTAAGCTCCGAGACTAAACCCAAGCAGGTTAGGAAGAAGGCTTAGCGGGAGATCGATCCAGTCCGGTTCAAGCCAAGCTGAGTAAGACGCTGCAGAAATCAGGAGAGAAAAGTGAAATAACGGCGAGGAGATCAGGTCTTTCCAACCGCCGTAATCGGCCCAGTACCGCGAAAGGGCTCCCCACAAGCCTTTGTAGCTGGCAGGCAGTTTCATCCTTGATTAGCTTCCATGCCGCGACGGAGGCGGTCGAACGCTGTTGCCTCGTTCTCAGCTTCAGGATCATAGCGAATTTGATCGATACGGGGGGTGTCACGGGTCGAAATTCTAACATGGCCTTCGCCATCGTAACCTCTGGCCTCGACTTCGCCATTCGCGAGAGCGGCGGTGCCCAACCGGCGCAGGCTTGGCGTTTCCTGTAAGGTGCCGCCTGGCGGAGCCGTATAAGCAATCTCGATCCGCTGAGCATGAGCAGCTGCTAGCTGGTTGTCGATCTGCCCTTCGAGATCGTCACCCCAAATGTCGGGATTTGGTCTATCTATGACAAATCGGACGCTTTTCAGGCGTCGCAGTTTAAAAATTCGGTCAAGCGATGTTCTATCCTGCAGAATGCTGATTTTGACTGAACCAAATTTCTCGATGATGAGCCGGTCGTCGGAAAGGCCGCGGAAGACCGCCTCTGCGCTTTTGGGGGTCAGCTGATGGCCGCCGGTATACTGCTCAAATGTCAAAATATGTCTTCTGACGTTCATCGTGAAACGAAAAGCCGATGAGTTTGGATGCGCGTTCGCCGGAATGCTGATTTTCTTCAGCAAGTCAGGATCAGCATCCTCCAGGCTGTTTTCATCGAACCACTTGCTTTTAGGATCGATCTTCGTAAATGTTCGAAGAAAGCCTTTGATCAGACCTTCCTCTGCACTTCTGCGATCGAGTAGCGTAATCATGCCAAACCGATCGCCGCGAATGCGAATGGGCAGTCTCAGGTCGTAAAGCGCCTGTAGGTATTCATCGTATAACTCAGGCGAGTGCGGATGCAGCCGGATGTTGAGCGCCCCGACCGCTAGCTTCAATTCTCTTGCCACAGTGCCCCCGCTATCCCCGTTGATTTGAAGGCTAGGCTCCCCCCCCTCGACCGGCAAGTGGTTTGCTGGGCAAAGGGTCAAACGCGGACACACCGACGCCTCCCGGCTCCCTCGAAGTGGCCCGCGAGGTGCTCGAAGAACTCGTCCCTACCCGAAGTCGGGCGTGCGTCCCGCCCCTACAGCGGAAACTCGGACGCACTTGTCGACAACAGGGTTAAGAAGCCCGGCAAGATGGGCGCTTTCCTGACGCCCTGATCTAGCCTGATAAATACAGCCGGCCGAATACCCTTAACGAAGGTCCGATAACCGCTAATAGGTGCGTGTAGGCAGTCGATCGGCTCTTCACCAATGCTGGACACTAGCGTTCGATTTTAGGTAGGCGGTCCATACGGGTTAGCGTTTCGCAACCGCGCCTAAAATGAGGTCGAGGATCCGCTGCCGTTCGGTGTCGGTCAGGCCGAGCAGGACACGGCGCGCATAGCGCACCTTCGGCTGGCCAAGCGCCGGAGAGTCGGACAACCCCTCCTGATGTATGCTCGCAATCCGTGATGCGCGTCCGCCGAAGCCGACCCATGCTTCGTCTGCGTTGCCACCCGCCTTCAGGCTCTTTGCCATGCGGATCTTGCGGAACATCTTCTGCTGGCGCAGCGGGCCTTTCTTGCGGCCGCGATCGGGCTTGGGGCGCCGGGGGGCGAATGCTGCACCTTCCGGATCACGCTGGGCCGCGATGCGGTCGGACTGGCTCTTACGGATCTCGCGGCCGATCGAGCGCATCAGGCGCGCGCGTTCGTGCGCCGCGGTACGCAACAGCAGATCCCGGCAGAGCTGCTCGATCGGCGCGAAGTCGTTCGTCACGCGGTAACGATCTCGATCGCGCCGGAGGCCCCCTCGATCAGGCCAGCCCATAGGTTCGTGCTCGTTGGTACGCCGGGAAAGGCGTCGAGCATGGTCGGCTCGGGGAGGTTCGTGACCTTCAACCCTCCCGGCTTCTGCTCGACGCGGACCAGCTCGGTCAGGTCGATCGAGATCGTGATGTCGCACGTCTCAGCGTCGAGCAGCTCCGATTCAAACGCGAAGGGCTTGCGGTCTCCCTTTTCAAACAGATCCGGCTGGTTCACCGCGATCCAGGCGAGCAGCGGGACTAACAGGTTATTGACGCTCCCGGCGAAGTCTTGCACCCATACCGACACGGTGTAGCCGTACTCGAACGACAACGAGCCGGCGCGCACCTTCACGTCGCCCTTGTCGACGAAAATCTCCATCATTGCCGGGTTGTTCCCGATTACGGGAACAGATGCGATCAGATGCGCGCGCAGGCTAGTCAGTTTCTTCATGGCGTTTTCGGGCAGCTGCCCGGTGCATTCCAGTTGACCAGTCGGTCGGCGCGATCGGCGTTGCCGGCGAAGGCACGCGCCAGGCGGATGATGCCGGCGCGGATCTTGGTCGGGATCTGCGCGATCAGGTCGGCATCCTCGGGCAGACCGGCCGGCCGCTCCGCGCATTTCAGCAGCTCGGCAGGCGGGGTGTCCTTCACCTTGACGACGATCGGCGTCGACACGACCGCGGGCGGCGTGTCAGCGTGCCGGCCGCAAGCCGGCAACGCCGTTGACAGCGCGAAACCAGTCGCGATCCACAAGGTTCGTCCGTTCAGCATTCGCATCTGCTATCTCCATACGTTGTGCAGCCGAGCTTGCTGCCTCGGCAGCAGCACGCGCGGCGCGGGTGTCGTCATTCTGTCGGGCGTCGTGTTGGGCGAGCGCCTCGGCGAGCGTCTTTGCCGCCAGCTGGTCGCTATTCGCCTTGAACCGGACGAGGCCGGCGACCTGGTCGGCGCACGCCATGCCGCGCTGGACCTTGCCGGTGCCGGGGAACGGCGCGCCGGATCCTGCGCAGATGATCTCGACGCGATGCAGGACGTCGTCGCGATCGGCGCGGGCCTGGCCGGCTTCGACGTACTGCCAGGCGCCAACCGCGGCGACGATGACGAGGACGATGAACGCCATGTCGCCGCGCAGCGTGGCGAACAGGGTCTTGATCATTTCGGCTCCTTTCCGGTGAGCATCATTGCCTCCAGGCGCTCGGCACGGGCGCCGACCTGGTCGTGCCATTTCGACGCCTTCATGCCGGCGACGGCGCCGACCCAATCGCCACGCTGGATCTTCGGCAGCGTGCCGTAGAAGCCGAGCAGACCGGCGCCGGTAATCTTGCGCTTGGCGTCCGGCGCGCGGCCGATACCCATGTTGAAGCACATGTTGAGCAGCACGCGCTGGCGCACGCCGTCGAGCTTGCGCCACCACGGCAGCTTCGCGTCGAGGTCGCGCTCGCTACGCGCGATGTCGTTGGCGAAAAGTGCATCGGACTGCGCCTGGGAAATGCCGCGGGCGATGCAGCTCGAAACCGTGATGCCGAGCAGGCGGGTCTCCTCCGCCGAGATCCCGACGTCGTCGAGGTTGCGGCCCTTACCGATCGAGCGCTTGTGCGAGGTGCAGAAATACCATTTCAGCCTGTCGCCTTCGTCGCGGCCGATCTCGGCCGCCAAGCGGGCGCGGTCATAGGTCACAGGCTATCCTTTCGCGGGAAGAAGCGATCGAAGAAGGCGGCTGGGATGTCCGTCACGCGCTCGCTGAGGCCGGCGATGAACTTCGGCGTCGCCTTGAACGCGATCATGCCCAGCACGAACGACACCGCCTGAATGACGAAGGGGTCGGGAACGCCCCATGGCCACAGCACGCGGATGACGCCCGTCGCGAAATAGCTGACGACGATGCCGACGCTCATCTGCGTAAAGCGGCGCGACCAGGTTAGCCCGGTTTCGTATGCGAGGCTGACAGCGGCGCCGAGTGCTGCCGGGACCAGGCCGGCAAGGAATGCCAGAGCCGTTGCGCCGAGTTCGTGAAGGATCTTATCCATCGGCTCAATCCCAGAGGTTGACGACATCCGTGCGCACGGCAGTTGCCGGCGCGGTGATGTCAGGAAGGAAGATCGGCTGCCCTTTCGGCAGGATCGGGCCGATCGCGGCGATGCCGGGGTTGGCAGCAAGCACGGCGGGCAGATCGGCGGGACCGAGACCGCGTTCGCGCCATAGCAGCGCATCGAGCGTGTCGCCGTCGCGCGCGATCAGGGTTTCCATCGACGCCATCAGATCAGCTCGACGGTCGTGCGGCTGACCTGAAGGATGTCGCGGATCGCGTGAAGCGAGTCGCGGCGCAGCTCGCCCACGCTGGGTTCCAGCTCTTCGCCCTTGCGCTGCCCGGCGCCGGTGGTGTCGATGTCACGGTAGCGCTCGACCACTTCGGCCTTGGCGGCCGTGAACACCGCGCGGCGGTAGAGCAGCACCAGCGCGCTGGTGCCATCGATCACCGGCAGCGAGCCATCAGGGAAGCGGACATCGGAGAGCCGCAGCGCCCCCCCTGCCCGCTGCGCCAGCGCGAAATGCGACAGGTCGCGGTAGACGGTCAGGATAGCGGCGATCAGCGCCTCACGGGCGCGTGCGGGCGTCACAGCGTCGCGGATGCGGTGCTGTTCGCGAAACATCGCGGGATCGATGTCGGGGAAGAAGCCGTCGTTGACGATCAGCGCGGGCGCTGGAGTTTCCTCGTCGGGCAGAACGGTAGCGATAAGGTCGGTCACAGCCATGCGCGCGCAATGAGATCGAGCGCTTCGCAGCTGACCGCGGAGCCGTATACGATGGCGCAGAAGGCGGCGCCGCAAAGCGACAACTCAACAGCGCGGTGGGTGGCGCCGGAAACCAGGACGATAACGACGCCCGCCAGCACGGCGAAGATGCCGGCGATCAGCGCAATGACGCCGACGAATGCGATCAGGGTGCTGACAATAAAATCGGCCATCGAACGGTCCTTGCGAATTCACGGGGGTGGGGATCAGGTCGATCGACGGCCCTGCGGCCCGGAGGCCTCCCGTCTCGCGTGATCCGTCCCCGAGCGCCGGGGGCGAGCTTGGGTCAGCTGGCGGGTTCGCCAGCCGTGATATCGTTGCCGACGCCGGCTTCTGCGCCGGCACTGGTGGAAGGGGCGGGATCGGCGTCCGCGTTCTTGATCGCTGCGGCCTTTGCTTTTTCGAGACCGCGCAGCATCGTCTTCACGCCTACGCGTTCATTCTTGTCCTGCGCGCGGGTCAGCACCGAAATGGCGCGCTCGATCGTCGGCACGATGGCGTCGCCGGTCGCTTCTCCAGCCGCACGCACCAGCTCGGCACCGATCGCCTTGAACAGCTTGGCCTTGGGTTCGTCGTGCATGTCGATGCCGTCCGTCAGCAATTCGACGGCTTCCAGCACGTACAACGGGAACGCATCGTTCCGCGCCTGCGCAGCCAGCGCCGCGTCTGCGATAACTTCCAGGACCAGTGTTGCGGCATCGCGGACGTACCGCTGCGGCATGGGGATCGAAAAGCGCAGAACGAAACTGGCGAGCATGAGGCCACGCGTCCAGTCGCCCACGTCCAGGCACCAAACCATGATGGTCGGCAGGACTTCGTCCGCGCCGGTCGGTTCCAGCTGCCGGCTTTCAGTGCGACGGCCGGCGTCGAGCAGACCGTCACACCATGCCTGATAATCGGGCAGCATCTGACGCTTAGCGGCGACCTTCAGTTCTTTCGATTTGATCTGCTTGAGGCGCTGGAGGTCGTGGCGGAAACGCAGCGCGACAGTCGCAGCGGCCCGCGCAGCGGGCGTGTTGCCCGCGGGAATGGGAAGCTGGTCCGCCGCGGCCGATGTTACGACCGCGGCGGTACGGGTGTGCCCGCCCCCGGATGCAGGAGCAGACGCCGCTTTCATGGCTAGGATTTGTTCCTGGCGTCGAGCGAAGCTCATGGCGTGTCCTGTGGGGGCGGGAACGGGGGAATGGGCGGTGCCGGCCGTCAGGCGGGCAGCTTGCCCATGACGATGTTCTCGATCAGCGCAGCCTTGCCCATGTCCTCGACGACATAGGCATGGTTGACGCTCTCGTAGTTCTCGATCTGGTCGCGCTTGGCGTTGTCCTCGATCTTGCGCCGTTCGGTGCCGATCTGTTCGTAGACCGACAGGTTGGCGAGCGTGGTGATGAGGATGGCGCTCTTCGGGAACTTCGGTACGCGAACCGCGGTCAAACCGCCGATCTTCTTATCCGACAGCAGCACGTCGCGCGCGAGTTGCTCGGTCGCCTTGTCTCCGGATGCGTTGACGATTGAGAAATACTTGTCGTTTACCAGCTCGCGGCCGACGATCGCGACCAGGTCGGTGTCCTCGCGGTAGTTTTCGTGCAGCAGCTCGATGCCGGCGAAGACCAGCGCGTCGATGTTGACGTAATCCACCTCGGCGCCGACTTCTCCAGCGCCGACGTAGATCGCGCCTGGCACGGTAACGACGCCGTTCACGCGGGTCTCCGCCTTCAGGTCGCCGCCAGCCGCATGCCGTTCCGGCGCGTCTTCGCGGATGTGCTGGAGCCAGCCCTTGTTGACGTCCTGCAACAGCGGATACGCGACCGGGTCGGTATCCTTGGCCACCTTCACGCCGTTGAAGCCGATCGTGATGATGTCGGTCGCCTTCGCGCTGATGATCGCATCGCGCAGCAGGGTCTGAAAGTTCGGCTGGTGCGCCCAGGCGTCGAGCGTCTCGTAACGAACGAGGGTATCGAAGTCGGTCTTCTCGCAACGGTAGCGGGTCTCGTCCAGATCGCCGGGGTAGCGCGGCTCGCGATCCTTCACGCGGGTGTCGGTGCGGCTGGCGATCGTGCCCTTAACGCCGACGCCGACCTTGTCGCCTTCCTGCGCGACCACAGGAATGATGTTGATTTTCGACAGGAAGTCGCTCGACAGTTTCAGCTTTGCGCGCAGGGTCTGTGCGACCGACGGCAGCACCTCGAACGAGCGGCTGGGGTCGGCGATGCTGTTCAGCTTCGCGATCTGCGCGGTGTAGGCGTCGTACTTGTTGCGGGTTACGTTGAGCATTGGGGCGGTTCCTGTGAAGGCTTGGCGGTCGGGGCGGGTGGCTGGCGATCAGCAGTCGGTGACGGCGTCGTCCCCGCCGCCGGACGCAGGCGTGCGCGAGAAGCCTTGCTGCTCGGTATTGGCGAGCTGCGTCTTGAGGGTCGCGAAATCGCGCTGGTGGGCGGCCTGCGTCTCGACGATCGGCTTGAGCGCTGCGGTCAGGACGCCGCTGAAGGCGGTCTGAATGTCCATCGCGAACGCCGCGGCGTCGAAATTGTCGTTGGCGGCCTTGGGCTTCGGCTCTTCCTTGGGCTTCTCGGGCTCGACCGGCTT